TCTCGTTCCTTTCGGGCGATAAATTGCAGGAACGTCTCGCCCGTCTTATAGAACATCTTGTGTTCCACGTACCAGTCAGCGTAAAAGTTCAGCAAGTCATCATTCATGCGAACGACATTCACATCGCTATTCATTCAAACTGCCTCCCCATTTTTTTCTTGCACCTTCCGCTCGATCCAGAGCAGAAAGTCTTCCTTCCGCACCCGTTTCGAGAAGCCAATATCGAAGTTCGGAATACCGCCATGCTCCGGCGTCATCTGGAACAGTTCGTAAACCCGGCGGCGGGAAATCCCGAGATAGTCAGCAATATTCTGCGCCGTCAAAATGTCCGGCAGTTGATCCGTCTTCACGTTTCCATCACCTCACATTCGTTTCCTTTTGGACACATTCGGGCACAACGGTGAACAAATCCTCAAATCGCATGCCTTCGCAGGCGTTCAGCAGTTTGGCGATAACCTCGTTCCCCGGCCCGCGCTGTCCATTCAAAATCCGGTGAAGATTCGAGCGGTTGATTCCAGCCCGGCGCGAAAGTTCCGCATACGTCAGGCCGTTCCTCCGCAGATAGTCTTGAAGTGCGTCGATTTTCAGTTCAATCCGCGCAGTCGTCTCATTCACTCTCGTAACCTCCTTTCGCTTGTTGTGTACAATATAACACATTCATTATCCTTTTGGCAACGTTTTTTTGCTTTAACTCCTTAAATTATGGCGTACAATATGATACGATGCCTTTCGGCAACTATCGTATTCAGATGGGAGTGATAATCAATGGATTTTGGGAAGCACTTAAGACGGTTGCGGGAAAGCAAGGGCTATTCTATCCGTCAGCTTTCGATCAAGTCTGGAGTCAGCTTCGGGCAAATATCGAAAATAGAACAAGGAACACGGGGAACGCCAAAACCAGAGACTATCGAGAAGTTGGCAAAGGGTCTCGGCATCTCTTACGATTATCTCATGGAACTGGCCGGATACGTGGAGCCCGAGAAACCCGATCAACCAGTCGAATTGACTGAATTCCTCAAAAACGCAAATGTGCTTTTTCTCGGACAACCCTTGACCGAACAAGATAAACAACGGGTCGAGGATGTTCTTACGGCTCTGTTTTTTGATGCACTCAAAAAACGGAGGATGCGCGAAGAAGAATAATAAAACACAATATGGGAGGGAAGGTAATGCCTACACATCCTTTACATCTTGCGAGAGAAGTCGTTAAAGTTTGTGGCACCAACGACCCATTCATCGTTGCGGACTATCTCGGTATCGAAGTTTGTTATGAAAGTCTCCCATCCCATATTGGTGGTTTCTTCACACGCATTTTTGATAGTGCTTACATCGTGGTGAACTCCGAAAAACCGAGAGCATGGCAAAGGGCAATTGCGGCACATGAATTAGGCCACGCTCTCCTACATACACAGGATAACGCCTTTTTAGCCACATCAAATTTCGCCACACACAGCAAAATTGAGCGCGAAGCCAACCAATTTGCCGCGGCGTTGCTAATCGGAGATGAGGCGCTGACGGAAGGGGAAAGCATCTATGAATTCGCGCAGAGAATGAACGTCCCAGTAGAATTCGTTCAGTCTCTACATAAGGATTTCTTTTTAGGAGGACGGTTGACGTGAAAGGCCATTTCTACCGCAAATATTGCAAATGCCCAAAAAACCGAAAATGCACCTGCGGCGCCAAATGGTACTTCGCAATTGACATCGGGATCGATCCGAAGACCGGAAAGCGGAAGCAAAAGCGGAAAGGTGGATTCGCCACACGAAAAGAGGCGGAGATCGCCGCGGCCAAACTTATACAGGAACTGGACGGAGGTACATACGTCGAGGAATCAATCATCACGTTTCGGAAGTTCGCGGAGCAATGGCTGGAATTATACGAGGTATCCGGTGTAAAAGTCAGCACGATCCAAATACGCCGGAAGGAAATAAAGTGGCTCCTGAACTATCTCTCGGAATTGCGACTGCGCGACATCACGCCAGAGCGTTACCAGACCGCCCTGCTCGATCTGAAAAAGCTCGGGTATGCCGAGCAGACAATCAAAGGTATACATACCACAGCACGATTGATCTTCCAAAAAGCCATCGAACTCGGAAAAATCAAAAAAGACCCTACTGAATTTGCGGTGATCCCGAAAGATAAACCAACCGTCGAAGATATCGAGTCAAAAAAAGAGATTCCCAAATACCTAGAACGAGACGAACTCATTTGCTTCCTTGATACGGTGCGGACACACGGGAGCCAACTTGAATATACGATTTTCCTGACCCTTGCCTATACCGGGTTGCGGGGCGGAGAACTACTTGCGCTGAAATGGTCGGACGTAGATTTTGACGAGCAGACAATCAACATCACAAAGACCATTTTCTATCCCTCGGGAGTCGGGGACGAGCATATATTATTGACCCCGAAAACGGAATCATCAATCCGCATCATCGACATCGACAAAACCGTTATTACTGAACTGCGGAAGCTCCGGGCCTTACAGAATGAAATCCGAATGGTATACCGGAACCGGTATTATGACCAGAACTTTATATTTGCCAACCTGACCAAACACCATCGGCTCGGGCATCCACTGAACATTCGCTCTCTCCCACGCACAATGAGGCGATACCTGCGACTCGCCGGGCTGGATGAATCCCTCACCCCGCACTCGCTCCGCCACACACACACATCCCTGCTGGCGGAAGCAGGGGCAACACTCGAGGAGATTATGGAACGACTCGGACACCACGATGACGAAACAACTAGAAGTGTCTACCTGCACATCACGAAGAAACGAAAAAAAGCGGTTGCCCAGTTGTTCGCAAACCTCATGGGAAACCGCTGATTACCTCCTGTATTTTTGACCTATGTGACCCATTTGTGACCCTTACGGCCTACCAGATGACTGGCGGCCTTATATTTCTAGGAATTTCAGGTGTCATGTCCGGCATACCGTCCATACTTTCAATCCCTGAAACATCTTTCACGCCTGAAAATCGGAGTGCGGAAATGCCCGATTTTTCCGCACTCTCTCCTGCAACATCTTCCACGCGGAAGTCGGATTATTCATTAGATTGCGTGACCCATTTGTGACCCTTATTCCCGCTCGCCAGTCTGTTTGATGAGCTGATGGGCCATGACGGTCGCCCCTGCCACCAGAATCCCCTGAATCACACCTTGAAGCGGGTCGCCCATAATCAGCACGGCCAGCAGGATACCGACTATCAGAAGCGCCCACGGGATGAGCCAGTCGGGCATTTTGGGCGTGTTTTTCAGCATCGCTCCTATGACGTACAGCACCGGAACAAGAACGATAATTTGTTCCTGCACGAATTCGATCAGATCGTTCATTCAATCACCCCCAAACGATCAAGAATGACAAGCATTCGCGCCAAATCACGGCTGACATTCGTATCCGACATCACCGGCTGGCCGGAGGCGGTTTTCTTCTCCGCCAGCTTCTTTATCGTGGACTCGGCCCATTCCGGGGCGGGACCAGACTGAATAGCCTTTTTCAGTTCGGCAACTTCATTTTCCAGACGTTTAATTCGCTCCAGTTCCATTCGCGCCACCTCGTCATATTGTTTGAGTTCAGAAGAATTAATAATCGACATGATCTTCCCGGCGTACTGCGGATCAGTAGCGTATCCGCACTCTTTCAACATAGCCGCCTGTTCCTCTGGCGTTCTGGCCACCACTACGCGCCGATAGCGACTGTTGTTGAGGAAAAGTAACGCTTGATCCTTCAGACAGTCCTCAATGCTGTCGTAGGCGCGGAAGTCAGCCGATGTCTGAACCGTCCGCCCGTCGTACACTTCCCACGTCCCCTTGCGGACAGCTTTCCCACTCCAGTACGGAGTCTGCTTGCCGCTTCCGACTTTGTACCCGACGATGTTATTCCACGGGTGGATTTTTCCACCGGTTTCAAGGATCGTCTGGGCGACGGAGACGGACGGGAACAGCGGGCCGCCATCGATTCGCACCTTCACAGCCACCGGCGCGACGGCGGCAATAAATGATGCTCTCGACATCCGATCAACCTCCCCAGAATTTCAGGATGACGCCGATGACGCCGGTCACAAGCGCCCCGAGTGCAGTCCTCCACGCCCATGACAAATCCGAACGAACGTCATCAATTTGGTGCTGGGCCGACTTCACCCGCTGAAGCGCTTCTTTCGCCACGTCATCCGATTTATCCAATTTTTCGACCAACCGGTTGACGCTGGCGGAAAGGTCGCTGATTGCACGCGTATTCGATTCTTGCAACGCTTCCATCCGCGCCATCCGGCTCTCGATCTTCCCGAGCGCTTGCAGTTCCGGCTGATTCATGCTCAAGTTCAACACCCCTTCTGCGTCAAAAAAAGAATCGGGCACCGCCTATTCAGCGGCGCCCTCGCCTTCTTCGTTTTCGGGTCCTGCATCCTGCTCGGGGATCGGTTCAATCGGATCAGGAACAATCGGCTCATCGCCCCACACCGCGAAAATGGCGGAGCGGTACGGTTCCGGCACCTCGTCCTGTACCTCTTGGCGACCGGAGGTACTGTTCACATAGGCACGGCGCCAAGGCTCACCGATTGGATACTCAACCCCGTTGATTTCGACATGCTGTTGCTTTTTGACGCTCACGCTATCCGGCGTGAGCATGTCCAACGTGATTTTTTCGATTGCACCTACCATATGGATGCCTCCTGTCAAATAAAGTAAAAACCGCTTGCGCGAAGCAAGCTATTGTTTGCAAACTCTGCGCTTGTAATGAGCACACCGTTGTTTGTAGTCAGATAAACAGACGTACTCGCAATATAGCTTGACAACCATTGTCCGCTCGGCACGGAAATATTACTTGCATTCCCGACAGCGTGAGGATCGAAACCAACACCCTTACTAAATGGCAACCCGGCTATCGTGGCGATTCCCGATGCACTGCCCTTTGACGATAGCGAAATTTCAAAAGTCCAATGCACGACGTTTGCTATCCGGGTGTACTGCCCCCTTCTGGATGCATAGGAGATTCCCGTATTCTGACCGCCGAATCGCAGTTCCGGCGTCCACGTGCCGGTTTCGATAGGTACAAACTGGTCAATCGCTTGTTTTGTACGAAGCGGCGTCATGTACACGTTGTTAGCCGATCCGGCCTCCGCCTGAGCCTGCGAAGCGATGCCATAATTTTGCACGTTTCCAAGACCGACTTGCGACTTCGTGACCGCGTGTGGGTTGTCGGTGCGGTTCGCGTGAGCATCCACTTCCGCCTTCCGTGCCGCATCATCAGAAGCCGCAGGCGCCGCGAACTTCGCACGTCCAGAGGAATCACGCTGAACAATCGTATTTGCCGTTGCAGACGTGCTGGGTTGTCTACCGTGCAACAGGTCCGCGTCGAGGCCGCTTCCTGCCCCCATTTCTCGGTCGTCCCATTGACGGCGCCAGTTACTCCATCCAATATCAATACGCCATGACCTTACATAAACACGGCCATTATGAGAACCCGTAGCAGATGCCATGAAAATCTGAAGGCACCGATAGTCAGAAAGTCTGGTCGTCGATACAACCCCCGCATCTTGCGGCCACCCATCGGACAATCCGTTGGTCACGGCGAAAGAAGTGACACCAATCGGGTATGTGGAACCGTCCTCTGTAGCAGGTCTATACGCGGTGGTGTTTATTTTTTCTGTGGTGATAGCATCCACTTCCGCCTTCCGCGCCGCGTCATTTGCATTTGTCGGCGCGGCAAGATCAGTAATCCGATACCCTCCCATAGAGAGCGGACCCCTCATGGCGTCGCCCGTGCGTTTAATGCCCGGATTACCTACCACAACCCATTGAGTTGCACTCATTTTAAGCAGCATCATGATAGACAGGTTTCCTGTATCAATGGTAACGTCCTGTCCATCACAAGTGTATATATTTCCGACTCCGTGTCTGACCGTTACCTTACGAGCGCCAGTTACGCCCCGTAGTACAAGGATATCCCCAACGTTCCCGCCATTGATCGTGTCGAGATCATCGGTCGGAGCGCCACCCTCCGTATCGACGGAGTGATAGGTTTGTGTGACGGTGATGGCGCCGTTGGAGATTGTGAGTGGTGTTGCGTTTCTCAGGTGCAGCGTTAACAAGTTCCGGATGGAACGAGCGTTCATATCCAAGTCGCTGTCTGCGACCTTTTTCATGGCCGCGCTGTCAACCGCATCGACATCCTGCTTCCGCGCCGCATCATCAGAAGCCACAGGCGCCGCGAACTTCGCCCGTCCCGCAGCATCCCGCTGAACAATCGCGTTCGGTGTTGCCGCTGACGTGGCGCCGTGGACGCCGGTGATAGCAGATACGTGGTTGTCAAGATTAGTTTGTGCGTCAGTTGCAGTTTGTTGCGCCTGCTCCGCTTTCGTGATGCCTTCCTCGATCCCATCCTCCATCCGGTTCAGTTCGTTCTCGCTGATGATATCCCGGAACTGCCATTCCTTTTTCACAAAGTCCATCCTCACGCACCCCCTTGAACGAACTGAATGTTATGGCTGAATACGGTCGTTACGGACGTGTCGATCTCGATACCAGTGATCGTCGTGACGATATTATTGTTGCTGTCCAGAAAATCGATCCGTGTCACGATCATATCTGGCGGGAGGATCAACTCGACCGTGATGCTGTCCGAATACTTCGTAGCCGTTAAATCCGTCAGTTCTACCGTCTGATTTATCAGAGCTTTCACTAACAGACCATCGGTCAGCTCGACAAGCTGTCCTTTGTAAAAATCCGAAACTGCCAACGGAATCACCTACCTTTGATAAATCACGCGTTCGGAGACAACCTCGCCTACAGGCGTAAGTCCGGCCAGCGCCAGTCCAGCCCGCGCATACGCTACCTTCATTTCGCGGCTCGTTTCCCGGATGCGGATACGCTCAACCGAGAACGGTGACTGAATGTATTCCATGTTCGCCGGTTTCAGCGAATCCACGACAGCCTGAATATCCCGATACTTATACCCATCAACAGCCGGCATACTGATCGTGAACGCATACTCGCCGGGCACCAGCTCGATTATCACCTGCGTCGTGCCAATATAGGTATTCAGCCGGTCACGCAACGTCCGCAACGTAATCGGCGGCTTCCGGCTTTTCCTCTCAACCAGACGCTCCCGGCGAAATGTCACCGTCTCGTCATTGCTGGCGGTAATTCCAAATTCCTGCTCGCGCCACACCAGTGTGTCCTCGGCGCCCAGCACAAATTGCTCATTCAGCACCTTATTAATCGCCTGTTTGAGCGTCACAATTTCCGGGTTGACAGCCTTCGCGATCTCCTGAAACTCGCGTATATCCTGCAAGACGGGCTGGAGATAGCCGAGATAATCACCGGTTTCCTCGACCCACTCAAACAGCGACATTGATCGTCACCGTCCCCAGTTGTGCCACTTCGTCTGGCTCCAGCACGATATTGCCATCCACGCCATTCAGCGTCAGCGACAGGATGTCACGCACCGCCGCAATCCCGATCAGGCGGCTAAGGATCACGGACTGCCGGATCGTCGTCTGTACAAAGTCAGGCTCCTCGAAGTTGATCTCCGAGAAGTATCCGTTAATGATGTCCTCAACTTCCTGCTCGATGTCCGACGGCCCGTACCCTTCCTCCAACAGAACTGTCATCGTCACGTTTACAGTTTTCGGAGTGGCACCGAACGCCGTGAAGACATGCCCAATCGGCACAAGTCCAGTACCTATCCCATCCTGATGCGGGTCGAGCGTATTCTGCACCAAGTCCACAAGCTCCTGACTCGGCACGTTGTTATTTGCATCCGTAATAATCGCGCGAACCGTCCCTCTGCCATTCCACAGCGGCTGAACACGGAACCGGCCAACACCCGGAACCGCGCTGATCCATTCACGGTATTGAACCACGTTCCCGCCATATCGCGTAGCGTTGATTTCCTCCAGATAACGCTGATATAGCGCATCGTCGGATTCCTCATCCTCGCCGGGAATCAGCACGTCGGCCAGCACAGCGGTCGTCAGCCCTTCGATGTATTCGATGGGAAGCAGACTACCAAAGTAGACATTACCGATTGCACCCGGCGTCTCGGCTTCCATACGGTATTCTTGACCGTCGATATGTTCACGCACCACATAGACCACATCCCCGCCCCTGAAGCGACTACCAACCGGAATAGCGGCGTCGAAAACGCCCTTGCGAACGGCGGGCGTCGCGGGCCTGCGATTAACACCACTTTCTGCTGTTCGATACGTCAGGAAGTCGCCGTCAGCCGTCCGGGCAAACGTCAGCCTCATAAACACATCCAAATCGGCATATGCCTGCGCCAATTCAGCCGCAATCGGCGCCAGTGCGGTGTAAATAATCGAGCCTTCACGCTTGTCAAGCGTGTTCGATACCCGGTTCAGCATCCGCGTCAGGATCGCCTCGAACGTCTGGTTTTCAAACACCGCCCGCCACCTCCTGTTCAGCCTCGAAATTGCCGAAGGCACTCACGACCGTAAACCGCACCAGCGCATTGTCACCGTCGAACTGGATGCTGAAGTTTGTCACATCCTCGATGCGATCATCCTGCATCAGCGCTTCGCGGATTCGGCGTTTCAGCTCGGATTGCACAAAGAGCGGATCGCGACCGATCAGTCCTTCCAGTTCGGCACCATAATCAGGTGTATAAATCAGGTGCCGATACCGCTCTGTCTGCAAAATAAGAAAAACAGCCTGCTTAACTGCATCCAGACCATCAATCATGCCAATGACGCGGCCACGGTCGAAGTCAATGCCAAACGTCAAGCTCGGCTGTTGTTCCTCCACGATTTCCAAATTTGCCGGAATAATCGTCCCTGTCGGCGTCGCCATGACCTACACCACCTTGTCGAGAACGACGAATTGCCGCCCTCCCTGAATTCGCAACAGCATCACCTTGTCGCCAACCTCCAGTCCTTTCCGAATCACAACCTTCGAGGCTTCCGCCGGTTGCATCCCGCCTGTACTTCCACCGGGCGCCGAATGCGTATGCGAAATATCAACCTCATACCTCGTCAAGCTTTCCGGCACGATCAGGAAGTCACTCGTCAGCGTGAAACGCTGTTCGACATTGACTTCCAAAGGATCGGTTTTCGTCACCGTGCCAAATAGCACAGCGACGGGTTGACCGGCCTCAATCGCGCCCAGACTGGCTTGACGGATCAGGTTCGCCAGCGCCATTTATCACACCACCTTGAGCGTAATTTGCATCGTATGCTCGTCACCTTCCCACTTGTGTGTGCATTCGTCCACAAGGAAATACTGATTTATCCCCAATTCATTGAGGATAACCGGGATATAGCAACCAGCCCGAATCCGCAAATCGCCAAGCGCGTCGATCTTAAGCGAACGTCGTTCCCGGTTTTTAAGCTGGATCAGCGTGTTCAGCAGTTCCTTGATCTGGGCCGCGTTCATCTTCTCGTCCACGACATCGAAATATTGCAATCGACCCCACTTTGCGATATTCGCGCTATCCTGAGCCACATATACGTCCCGGCGCTTCGTCTCCTTGTTGTTCTGCACCAGCTTAATCCGGTTGTACGTGTCGTCATCGATGCTTCGCTCGTAACTGTAGCCATAGGCCAGACTTTCGTCCCCGAGCACCACGTCCACCCGCATATCCGCCGCGTTGGTCAGCGTAAGCGCTCCGAAACTGTCATAGAACACGAAGATATTACCGGTGGCGATCAGCGTCAAATCCAACGCCTTGCAGATGACATCCAGCCCCGTCTGGTTGTCCTCCACCAGCGTCGGAATACGATAGCCGGTGCCAGCGAGATTACCGACTGTTAGACCAAAGTCACCGGCCACCTTGCGGATGATCTCGCCTGCTGTCGCATTGGCGAATACGAACGTATCCTTCGACAGCAAATAGCGAATCTGATCATAGGCTGTTATCGAAATTTCGTCGTCGTCGCCCTGTCCGATAGCGAAGACGTATCCGTAAAAAATCTTGATGGACCCATCTCGGACACGGATGACTGCGCCGGTATCAATCTTCATGTCCTTGTGTTTTACCAGCGACACATCGAGACTGCCGGGCTGTCCGATGCGGACGGTTTTCCACGAAACCGAAGTCACCATCTCCGAAATGTCGTATATCTTGCCATCCCGGTTATCGAAAAGGATTTCCAGCGCCATCGAATCACCTCACGATGCCGGGATTTTGATCTGCATCCCGACCGGCAGGCTCCGCACCTGAGAATCCTTGATCCCGTTCAGGCGGGCGATCTCCGGCCAGCGACTGCCGTTTCCGAGATATTTTTGCGCCAGCGCCCACAGCGTCTCGCCGCGTTTCAGCACATGGACCTTCGGTTGCGGTTTCGTCTGCGGGCGCGTTTCTTTCTTCTCAGCCGCGGCCACGGTCTGATCATTCTGCGTCTGCGTCTTGATCTGCACCAGCTTCGGGCCATAAGGCCGATACTGCTTGAGCGTCATTTCGTACTCGATGTCGCCAACGGCTCCGGCCACTTCCCGCCACGTGAAGTCTTCGATGGACGCCAGCATGTTGATGTCCACGGTCCCATCCGTAACAATCAGGCGCACAATCTTCCGGGAGCGGCGCCATTCGTCGATCATCTCCACGTAACTCGATGGCTCTAGCAGTTCAGTACCGACCACGAACGGGTAACGCTGGGCGGGGAAGAAGCTCTCGAAGCTGATTTCAGACAGGCTAGGAGTCTGAATCGAATTGATCTCACCGAGCTTGACAATCCGATACGTCTTCCCCTGCCCCGGCGTCTCTACCTCGATTTCAGGCGGGTTGACCGGAAAACGGATTTCTTGAGCGCCGTCATCCACTGAAAGATAAATGCCGTAGTCCGCCATCAGTCATCACCATTCATGCAATCGTTCAATTCACGAATGATCCGACTAATGACATAATCAACGTCAATATCGGATTGTCTCTCCATGATGTT